GGAGGAGGCAACGCCCACGGATCTCATCATTCCTACGGAAACCACGCAGGAGGAGCAAGTTACTACGGAGGATCGCAGCCGTCTTCTCACAACCAAGGTAACTATAGTCACAGACATGAAGGTCACTCAGCATGGGGTGCAGGTGGTAATGGATCACAGCATGGTAACCGAGGTGCTAGTGGTAGACAAGGTGTTGTCGTAGTCCACGAATACTATGGTAAACCAGTAACTGCAGATACCAGTTATGGTACATCATCTGGTAATGCTGCAGAATCAGCAGAAGAGATCAAGATCAGAAATCCTAATGCAAGTGATGGAGTTTATTGGATCAACTTTAATGGCACTGTCAGACAAATCTATTGTCTAATGGATAATAGATGGTTAGGTGGTGGATGGATGATGGGTATGAAAGCAACTAGGGGCACCACATTTAACTGGGATTCTAGTTACTGGACATCTAACAACGTCCTTAATGAGTCATCATATAATACTAATGATGGTGACGCTAAGTTTGAAACTATGAATAAGTTTTCAGCAAAAGATATCTTAGCAATCTGGCCAGACATAGGTAATGGTGGATGTGTTAATGATAGTAACAGAGGATGGACATGGTTTGAAACAGACTTCAATACAGGATATGGTAGAGGTGGTAGAATCGTCCCTATTACATTCTGGTCTCAGGTAGATAGATTCTATAAATCAAATGCCAACGAGTTTTGTGGTATTTCAAACTTCTCTGGACAGTCACACGTTAGATTCTATGGATTTAACTACAGAAATAATCCAGGTTGGGCACGCACACGTTGGGGATTTGGATGGAATGAAAACGGTGGTGGGTCTGGTGGATATCCAGAAGCGGACATGAACTCTGATGACGTGTCAGGTGGTATTGGTATGAGTGGCAACTTTGGTAGTTACTCAGCAGGAGATCGTATCAACTGTTGTCAGAACCGCAGCGGAATAAATAGATCAGCAAGGGTGGAGTTGTATTTTAGATGAGCACACTTAGAGTTAACAATGTAAAAGACCTTGCAGGTATCGCAGGATTCACTCTCAGCACTGGTGGTATAGTATCCAATGCAACGTTGATCGTGGGTAACATTACTATTAATGGTAGTGTAACTGGATCATCAAAATATATTATACCTAACATGTCAGGTCAGGCAGGAAGATTCCTACAAACTGATGGCACAAACCTATCATGGGTAGAAGCATCATCCGTCTCTGGTTTCAGATCAATGAATGTATGGACAGGAAACGGCACATGGTCTAAACCTGCTGACTGTAAAACTATTATGGTTACAGTATTAGGTGCAGGTGGAGGAGGATCAGGATATTGTGAGGCAGGTGGTGCAGGTGGTATGTCACAGAGAGTTATCGATGTGCAGAATGTCAGCTCAGTATCTGTTACAGTAGGAAATCCTGGTGGTGGTACAAACTATTCTGGATGTGGTGGCAACGGCAACTCATCTAGTTTTGGTGGATACTGCTCAGCTGGTGGTGGTGTTGGTGCAAATTGCTCACAACAACACGCAGGTGGATATGGTGGTAACGGCTCAGGTGGTGACCTAAACGTCCACGGAGGTGGTGGTAATGGTCATGGATCCCATCACTCATATGGTAACCACGCAGGTGGTAGATCATACTATGGTGGATCACAACCCTCATCACACAACCAGAGTAATTATTCCCACAGACACGAAGGTCATTCTGCATGGGGAGCAGGTGGAAATGGATCACAGCATAGCAACAGAGGTGCCTCTGGACGTGTTGGTGTGGTAGTAGTCCACGAATATTATGGCTAAATAACTAAGATTAATTTCAGTAATCAAATGAAAAAAGCAATTATCCACGGAGAGTCTGGAATTATCACAGACATCTGTGAAGAAGGAGACGAATTTCAGATCTACGATGGTGCTGACGCAACTATGAAGTGGATGGAAGTCCCTGACGACACAACTAACGAGCATCGCATGGTCAACGGTGTCATCTACCCAAGAATAGAATTAGAAAATCAAGCAGAAGCATATCTTGTTGCACGCACGATTGCCTATGGTTCTGTGGGTGAGCAACTAGACATGATCTATAAAGACCAAATCAATGGCACAACAACATTTAAAGATCATGTTGCATCTGTAAAAGCAAATGTTCCTAGTCCAAGTAGTGCACCTGCATTTACAGAGGATGTTAAAAAAGTGCAAGTAACAGGCAGAATGGCTTGGGATCCATACCCAAGTTAAGAAAAGTATGCTATAATTTATAGTATGAAGATTTACATTATTGGTGGTGGGTCATCTGGATGGATGACAGCAACCACAATGCTGACAAAATTTCCCGAAGCAAAAATTACAGTCGTAGAGTCGCCTGATGTGCCCCCTGTGGGTGTAGGTGAGTCTACGACTCAGTATTTTAGGATATGGGCAGAATATGTAGGACTCAAAGATGAAGAGTGGATGCCTGCATGTGATGCCACATATAAGATTAGTGTAAGGTTTAGTGGTTTCAATGACGTAAATGATGCACCATGGCAGTATCCATTTGGCACACCTAACATAAACATACCTCAACCTGACGTATGGTTTTGGAATCAATATAAGAAAGGTTGGAGTAACGATAAATTTGCCAGAGATTATTGGGTGTCAGCAGAATGTGCAGAGCATAACCTGTTACCTATCAAGCATCCTAATTTTGATATTAAAAAGAATACTGGTTTCCATTTCGATGCAGTAAAATTTGCACACTGGTTGAGAGATAATAAATGCCAGAAAGTTGAAAGAATTTTAGGTAGAGTAGATGATTTTGAGAGAAGGGGAGACGAAATAAAATATCTATGGATAGACGAGAAACAACACGAGGCAGATTTATATTTTGATTGCACAGGATTTTCATCAGTACTCAATAATTCTGAGTGGTTAGATTATAGTGACTGGTTACCAAATGATACAGCATGGGTAACACGTCTAGACTATAGAGAAGGACATAAGAAAGAGGATCTCAAATCATATACACAGTGCACAGCATTGAGTAGTGGTTGGGTCTGGACAGTGCCCACATTTGCCAGAATTGGGACAGGATATGTATTTTCTAGTAAGTTTCAAGATCATCAGGATGCATTAACAGAGTTTTCAAGATTTCTTAAGTATGATACTGATGGTTTTAGAAAGATACATTTTAAGACAGGAAGGAAGAAAGAGATATGGTGTGGTAATGTAGTTTCTATTGGTTTATCAGGAGGTTTTATAGAGCCATTAGAGTCTAATGGTCTATTATCAGTGCATGAATTCTTAATGAAATTCTGTAGGATGTGGAAACCGAATACCACTCAAATGATGAGAGATACATATAACAAGGCAGTATCATTCGCATTCGATGGCTTTGCAAGTTTCGTTGCTCTTCATTATGCTCTTACTCAACGTAGGGATTCTTCTTATTGGAGACATGTCTCAAGTATTAGATATCCTGATGAGGGCATGATACAAGCAGCTAAGATCACAATGTTAGAAGAGTCACATAATTTTGCCAGTAAATTAAATTGGCAACTTGCAGACTCACTATTTTGTGTCATGGCAGGTCATGGATGGAATCCATTTAATGATGTCATTGAAAGTGAGATCCTATTTCATGGTGGAATACCTGATGACTCACATCTAAACAGTTGGACGCATGAATGGAATCATGGTAGATTAGGAGTAAATCCGTTAGAATATTATAATAGGACGTTGTATGCAGTTTAAATCATATTGTATCGTAGGTGGTGGGTCATCTGGATGGATGGCAGCTGCAACAATGAAAACAGCATTTCCAGAGTGTGAGGTCAGTCTCATACAACCTGAGGGTAGAAATATTATTGGTGTAGGAGAGTCTACTTTAGGACATATTAATAGATTTTTTAGATTTCTTGGATTGAATGACAAGGAGTGGATGCCATATTGTAATGCCACATATAAATCATCAATCGCATTTAAGAATTTTAGAGAGGGAAATGGAGAGAGATTTCAATATCCATTTGGACGTATAGATCACAACGATTATCGTAGTGATTATATGACATTCTTTGAGTTGCAAGTAAAGTATCCACACTTGTATCCACCCGAAGAGTTTGCACGTTTCTTTAATCCAAATACTATTCTGGCAGAGGAGAATAAACTAACGTCTGATTATATTTCTAATGAAATGCATAATTGGAATTTTGTGCAGGATACAGCATATCATATGGATAGTGAAAAGTTTGGTGAATTCTTAAGTCACCGCTATCCTGATGTGAAAGTATATACAGGTAACGTAATCAATGCCACTCGTGATGAAACTGGTAATGTAATCACTATGAATACAGATAGTGGAGATAGAATCATGGCAGATCTCTACATTGATTGCACAGGTTTCAAATCTCTGATCCTAGAAAAGATGATGGGATCTAAGTTTGTATCATTCAATGATGTGTTGTTTAATGACACAGCATGGGCAGCTAAGATCCAGTATTCGGATCGTGAAAATCAGATGGATAACTACACAGATTGTGTAGCAATGTCTAATGGATGGTCATGGAATATACCACTGTGGGACAGAGTGGGAGCAGGATATGTATTCAGTAGAAAATATACTGACCCTGAGATAGCACAGGCAGAATTCATGAGTTACATAGCACGACGATATTCGCCCAAAATTGCCGATAGTGCTGATTATCGCCTGATTAATATAAGACATGGTAAGAGAGAGAAAGCATGGGTTAATAATGTTGTAGGAATAGGTTTAGCCTATGGTTTTCTCGAGCCACTAGAATCTACAGGACTCATGACTACACATGAGAATCTATTATATCTTGTAGACTCACTCAAACGTCGTAAGAAGGTAACTAAAATAGATATTGACAGTTATAATTACACAGTAGATCATGCAATAGAGTCTATGAAATACTTTATTGGCATGCATTATGTGTTATCTCAACGTGATGACACACAGTATTGGAAGGATGCTACTCAGAATACAGCATTATTCAGTAATCATGACTTAACACAATATATGCATGATTGCCTTTCATGGCATTCTATGCTAGAATCACGAAGGGAATACTTCCAATTATATGAAGGTCTCAGAAAGAATTTCTGGAGTCCAGATAAATTTGAAGGATTAATTTATATCGCAGCAGGTCAATCATTTAGACCTATTAACGAGCATAATGTTAAAGAAGCACATTTCATCTACCCTCGTCGTAAAGGAGAGGTAGAGCAAGTGCATCAAGATTGGCAACGTGATCGTCAAGCGATATATAGTCAAGTAAAAGAGTTACCCACTCACTATGAGTATCTAAGAGATAACATTTATGCCTAACTTGTGGAAAAAAATTAAAGGTAAATTCCAGAAACCTTGGATAAGATTTTATTCAATGGATCCAGGTGTTGCAGAATTTTATCCTCTATACCCATCACAGAAGTTGAAGCGTCAATGGAGAATCAATGTATTAAAAGAGCAACATAAAAACAAGAGCGATTGCCCTGTTTTGGCACTCAAAGAGACATTTGATAATCTAAAGATGCAAGATAATGGCATCAAGGAGCACGCAGCGACTTGCCCTGCTATTACTCAGATCATGGATAGTGGTTGGATTTTGCCTGCACCCGCTGATTTTGCCATTCGTCCTGACAAAGAGAAAGGGTCATTCCAATGGGTGACACGTCAGTTGTTTGTTGGAGGTAAATATGTCACCTCGCATATTGAGAGACAAACTGATGGAATGCGTGATCTAGTTAACAAAGCACAACCTACCTTAGGGCAGGTAGTTAAACTAGAGACACCTTGGAGAGTCATGGCACATCCTGATATTGTGATATTGCAGATCCCAGTATCATATAGTGATGACAAGCGATTTAGTGCACCTACAGGGATCGTTGATCCATCATATTCATATGAAATCAACTTGCAACTGTTTTGGCACGCAATGGATGGAGACGAAATAGTCACAGCAGGGACACCATTATGCCAATGGATACCCATACCTAGAAAGTGGCTAGATACTAAGGAGTTTAGTGTTGTTATTGAAACAGCAAATGATGCAGACTACAAGGCAGAAAGAATGATGGATTATCTCAAGACCAAATCATTTATTGAGAATACCAAATTGAATGATCGTATCCAAGATCATAAGAAAATTAACTCACTCAACGAAAACTTAAAGAGGTTTGATTAATGGAAGCTAACAACTTAAATAGTGGCACTAGAGACGAAGTAAATCTTGCAGAGTTATCAGGTGTGTCGCCTGAGGAAAGGCAAGGTGTATATTGTGATGATGATGGTAATCCCATCAAACTCACATACGATCAGTTAGTCCAAGATTTCTGTGACCAACATAAAGATACAATGTCAGAGTATAAAAAGATGGGAGAGGCACTAGACAATATGTCATACTCATCTACTGTTACTCGTGTATCTCTCGAAGGATTGCAAGAAAAGAAGGACAAACTCAACAAATTACAGGGAGCAGTAGAAGCACTATATCTCTATAAAATGCATGTTGACCCTACCGTAACTGATAAAGACTTTACATTTGAAGATTAAATGATTAAATGTGATTATTGGTTTCCTCGTGGCATATGGCACAAGGAAGACTGTGGACTTGATATAGATCATTTTAACGAATTTGCTACGGTGCATCGTGGATCAATGTCAGGTAGGCAAGCATCAAACGAGGGTGGATTTCAGTCATTTGACTGGGGTAGTGAAAGAATGCACACACTTAAACCACTATCTAACTTAACAGAAGCAGTTTATGATATTGTAGATGTTGCGTGTCAAGATCTAGGATTTAAAGACTATGGTATGTTATTAACAAATGGATGGTTAAATATAAATTCACCAGGTGATCTTAATCACATACATTCACATCCTGGTGCAATGTTTGGTGGAGTTTATTATTCAAAGATACCTGAGAAATCAGGTGGGATCACGTTTATGAGACCTTTTGATGAGTTGCATAAGTTTAAATCATGGGGCACAGGATATAACTACGATAATGGCACAAATCCATTAAACTATGAAGTAGCAGCATACGACCCTAAACCAGATCAGTTGTTTATATTTCCTGCAGACATGTTACATAAGGTCGAAACAAATAAGAGTAGTGAAGAGAGAATCTCTTACTCATTCAACATTACATTATACTCTAAGCACATTAATTATGGAGATATCCAGAAGTCTATCGAATCTTTTACCGAAGACATATCTGAATAGATTATTAGATACAATGACGTCAAGGGGATTTCCTTGGTATTTTCTACCACATGATGTCACGTTTGGTAGTGGATATAATTATCAGTTTGGTAACGTTAATCTCAATACTGATGACACGGATCTGAAATCGCCACCTAAACAAACTAGTGTGGGATGGACTCATGTATTATTTCATGATGGAAATCCAGTCTCTAATTATTATGATCTCTTTATTCCTATCGTAGATACTATACAAGATAGGTTAGGACATCACACATTTGAGTTGTTTAGATTAAGACTAGCAATGCTACATCATAATCATGTTGTAGAAGATTTTAATACACCACATACAGATCATGATAGTAAACACATGACTGGTATATATTATTTTCACGATAGTGATGGAGATACTATATTATTTGACCAATGTGATGACCCCAATGGAGATGTTAATAGACGTATTAGTGATATATTTACACAGAACTACACAGTAGCAGAGAGACACAGACCAGAGGAAAATAAGTTTGTATTGTTTAATGGTAATAGATTCCACGCATCATCTAATCCGAAGATAAATCAATATAGAATAGTATTAAACTTTAATTTTAGGGGGATGCCACATGACATTCTTACTTCCTCTTAAATTATACGACAGAGATTGGGATCATGATTTGCCATTTTATTATGAGCAGGTCATGGATAAGAAAGAGTGCGATGATATATGCACATGGAAAGATGTTGAATATTGCCTTAATATGCCCAATTTTTTTGACATAGATGTGGTAAGTAAACATGAGATACAAAAGATAAACCCACAAAAGCATCCAAGATCATGGGCAGGACAAGGATGGGAAGAGAAGAGTGAGCTATTTCATCTATTCAAAGAGGGACACACATTCATTATCAATAACTATTCATTTAGAAGTAAGAAGATCATGGACATGGTAGATCAATGGTCTAAGATATTCTCAGGAGATAGTCAGTTTCAAATATATTGTGGGATGGGTCAGTCAAATAGTTTCTATATACATGAGGACTTACCTAGTAATTTCATAGTCCAGTTGAGAGGTAAAACCAAATGGAAAGTATTTAATGAGAGGAGAGCAACATTTGTTGCTCAAGCAACGCCAGGTGATGGACAGGTTGACTATGATAGTTTTACACCTGCTATAGATGTGGAGTTAAATGCAGGGGACGCATTATACATACCACCACGTTGCTATCATCAAGCACAACCAAGCGAAGAGAGAATATCTCTTAGTATCCCAGTCCACCACTACTCTTTATATCATGCTCACAGCATTACCAGACCAGTCGATTGGAAATGGTATAACATCTATTAATCCATATCCATTCATATTTCGATCACAATATAATCTCTCAGATATTTGGAAAGATATCAAGGGAGAGACTGATGTGTTTTTAGATTTTATAGAGAGTCCTGATTCAATATACAAAAACTCAGCACTAGAAGTTGGTGGTGTCTCGTCAGTTGGTAGATGTCGTCATGACCCACCACACGGATGGAAAGTGTTTAGTGATATGACTAACAATCATATCCCTAGTATTGTTGATCAGGTTTGGGATATGTGGTCACTTAAAGGTGTCTATCGTAATATGACAGAGAGTTGGATTAACAGACACCCACCCAAGGCAACAACTTTAGAGCATCATCACCACAACGTCACCGTTGCAATTTGTGCATACTTAGATGTGCCAGAAGGTAGTGGTAACCTGCAAATTCTTAACCCTTTATATACATTTAAGTATGCAGAACCTGTTGATGATGGTTACGAAATGCCTAGACAAGATCATTGGATAGATATACCAGTAAAGACAAATGATATTATATATTTTCCTGGTTGGTTAAAGCATAGGACAGGGGCAAACAATAGTGATAGCAATAGATATGTCATGACTATGAATGTCACAGCATATGAAATGACTAACATAGATAGAGGTGGATATGATGAGTTTAATAATACTATTGGTAATATAGAATGAAGCATCCATTAATTAAAATATATGACACAGATATATTGGATGATGATTTGTGTCGTCAAGCAATAGAGTTACCTTACTATCATGGACGCCAAGATTTGCCTGCACCTAACCTTGAGGATGTTGATCTCAGAGGGACATACTACACACATGATTTCTATTCAGTAGATCATCATGGAAGTAAACCTTTTGATCAATGCTCAGGTCATCATCTATATCAATGGGTGTTAGATAGACTTGAATTATGCTCACATGTGCCCGTACCTGCCAGAAAAACATTATATGGTGCATACATGAATGTGCTCAAGCATGGGGACGCACCACGCATACATTGTGATGCACCGTCATGGGTAGATAATCAATGCACTATGATAGTATATTTTAATCAGAAGTGGCATCCTAATTATGGTGGAGAGACTATATTTTATGATGACCAGTTAGATATAGTCCACGCAGTAGTCCCAAAACCTGGCAGAGTGGTCATTTTTGATGGTAGGATACCACACTCAGCACGTCCACCAACACCATATTTCTTATGGAATAGATATATGATGGCATTCAAGTATATGGGTATAGAGGTCAGGAATGAGTTACTTGACTGGGGAAGTAAGAATCATCCGTATAATGATGATGACATGGGTGTAGCAGGATTTAGTCCCAGTAAAGTTAAAGAATTAATGTATGAGCAAACCCTATTATTCTGGACAAAATGAGTATGTAATTATATAATAAATATTAATAATGATGGAGGGACTCATGTTTGCTAAAGATCAAATATTATTAGATAGCGAGAAAAACCTGATTAGAAAATGTTTGTTTGTCTATCAAGCAAAAATGTGGAAAGATTATAATGGAGTGTCTAAAGAGGATTTAGATATGATCTCACAAATTATTGATAAACTACATCTTAAAAATGACTATCCCACTTATCATATCTAATGCCGACCGAATAGAGTTACGAAACATCATGAAGCACTTACAAGTTGGTAGGAAGGCACGTTATGATGGTCACGAGGGGACTATCGAATTCGTTAGTGATGACTATATCACTATTTGTATTAGTATGAAGAAAAATCCAGAGGGAGCACGTCGAGAATTTAATAAGTGTTGTATTTGTGTGTATAGAAAAGACTGGGAAAACGTAGAGGTAGAGGCAATTCAGCAATATGGTAAATCATATAGAGGTAAGATCGAAGATCATCCTGGAAATGATATGTTACCAGAGCTTGACAAAAGATAATTATATGCTATTATATTAGTGGCGAAACAACATTATCTTTATTATGTTTGTTTCGTCCCACCTATTGTGCCAATTTAATATCTGTCTGAGGGGTGCACAGCACCCCATTTTTGTGGTATAATGAGTCTAACGACACAAATACATTGATTACATTAAGACCACATCAGCAAAGAGCACTAGATGCTATGAGCAGATCAAATAAAGGACAGATCATAGTGCCGACAGGTGGTGGTAAGACATTCATCATGATTCAGCACGCTAAACAAGAGACTGGTAATATTGTTGTGGTTGCACCTCGCATATTACTTGCTCAGCAGTTATGTGATGATTTCATGGAGCATGTCAAGGGACGTGTAATTCATGTGCACTCAGGAGAGACACACTATTACAGCACAACTAAGTCAGACAAAATTGCTGATTTTGTTGGTAATAGTGATGGTAATAATATTATATTCACTACATATCACTCATTACATAAGATACTTGATAGTGACATTGCTATTGACTCTATCTATTTTGATGAAGCACACAATAGTGTTACTAGAGGATTTTTCCCTAAAACTATGGATGCTAGTCTTGTAGCAAACAAGTGTTACTTTTTTACAGCAACACCTCGTAGTGCTCGTAAGCAAGAGGGTATCTATACTCGTGGTATGAATAACACATATGTTTATGGTGGAGTATTAGAGTCAGTCCCTGCACCAGAGTTGATTAACAATGGTAGTATTGTATCCCCAACTATTGTGCCATTTAATTCTAATCGCACACTAGAGAAAGATACAATGCATGAGACACATACAGATACAGTTGCTGAAATACTTGATGGTCTTGATGAAGATCACGCTAGTAAAGTATTAATTGCAGTCCCTAGTAGTGC